GTTAATGATTAAGATAAATCTTATGAATAACTTATTAGATGAACAGTACATCCCACCACCAAGAGGACCTACTTCATTCGATTATTTTTTAATTATCACCATGATTAGCTCATCACTTTATTTAGTTTATTGGTTACTTAAAAAGTAATGTTTAAACTTCGATCACTCTCATTAGATGCTAAGAAAACAGTTAAAGGAAACTTTAAATCCTCATCAACGGCTGAGAGAGAATTCCACAGACAGCTTAAAAAAGTAGCTAGAGTATCGGGTCATATTATAGAGAGTCACACTGATGGTGTAAAAATATCAAATGAATCTAATATGCAGAAAGCCCTTGAAGACTATGCGAAGCTAATTACTCCTTGGGCGAAGAGACAGTCCGCTAAGATGTTAGATAAAGTACAAGCTTCAAATAAAAGAGCGTACAAACAACAATCAAAAGCTCTGGGTTTAGAGATTCATCATCAACTGGAGAAAACAAATAACCTTCATAAAGAAGTTCAGATCGCAAAAGATCTTCATACAGAACAAGTGGCGCTTATAACATCAATACCTATAGAGGCAGGACTAAGGGCTCAGAAGTTAGCCCGTGAAGCCGTTCTACATGGAACTCGAGCAACTCCAGATCAAGCAGTAATAGATGAAATAAAAAAACAATTAGGACTTTCTACCGAAGTTGCCACAAATAGAGCAAAGCTTATAGCAAGAACAGAGACCGCAAAAGCCAATGCAGTATTCAATCAGGCTCGTGCAATGAGTGTTGGAAGTAATCAGTATCGTTGGCATAACTCAGGTGATGGTAATGTCAGACATTCACATAGAATCTATAAGGGTAAACGACTTCAGGGAATGATTTTCTCTTGGGATAACCCTCCAACACTCGACGATGGTATGACAGGTCATCCAGGTGAATTCCCAAATTGTAGGTGCTTTGCTGAACCAATTTTAGAAAAAGAATAAAGCTTATTGACTATTTTCACGATAACTCAGAGAGTTGAGGTAATCTGATTATGCATTTTAAAAATTAAAGATAAAAAAATTTAAGGGGGACTTAATAATGGTGCCATATCCTACGCAGGTAGTAAAAAATCAGTTCGGAGAACAATATAATAATTTCATACTAGGTGGATCTAGTGTTATCGACTTTAATTTTATTGTTGATAGTGCTAACGGAAACGGTCTAGGAATTAGATCCCTAAAGGGTAGTCCTTTAGTTTCTGCCGTCTTTATGCACACAAGTGCAACTCCATTATCAGGAAATCCTAATCCTTTAGCAGGTGGTGTTTTAGTTCAATTTTCAAAAGCCTTTCAAGGATATGATACGGGTTTCTGGGGTTGCGGTAGTCCTCTATCAGGTACACCAGTGAATATTACTTCCGGTCTAACTATACATCAGACATATACAATTGTTTCAGTTGGTACATCTACGGTAGCTAACTGGCAGGCTGTAGGTTTGCCGAGTAATATAGTCCCAGCAGTAGGTGCTTCATTCGTAGCTACAACTGCAAGCGCAGGTACAGGTACAGGAGTAGTAGAGGTTTCTAGCTCTTCCGGGATAGACAGTCTTGAACTCTGCGGTGATCCCAATCAGACCTGTAATCCAGCTAGCGGAGGAGGATATCTTATTTCTCAGTTTCTTTTAAACGGAACCAAGACCCAGCCCGCTGATAACACAGTCGTTGGAATGAGAGTTGTAATGTTAAATCCAACAGCAGGTCCTATCAACTAAAGTGAAATACTACGTTAAGTATAAGATTTCCGAAAATATAGCAGAAACCCCAGAAGGGTATCTCGTATGTATCGGAGTTCCCATTGCTCGAACAGGGGAAATGATTTATGGAGATGGTGAAACACCGCTCGAAGCTGATGATAAGGGTCAAGTATTAATTACCCGCGATGAGCAGGAAGTATTTAGACCTGAGACTATAGCTTCATTCGAAGGTAAAGCCATAACCATAAAACATCCAGAAGAGTTTGTAGGACCAGATAATTGGTCTGAGCTTGCGAAGGGTGTAATACAAAATGTTCGCAGAGGTAAGGGCGAACAAGGGGATGATCTAATAGCTGATCTTTTAATTACGGATAAGATGGCTATTGGCCTTGTACGAAACGGGTTAAGGGAGGTCTCATGTGGTTATGAGGCTGACTATGAGCAAATTGAAGACGGTAAGGGAAAACAAAAAAATATAATCGGAAATCATTTGGCTTTGGTAAATCAAGGTCGCGCGGGTTCTGGTTATGCAATTAACGATCATAAAGGAGAACTTAAAATGAGTCTTAAAGACAAGATCAAGGGGATTTTTGCAAAAGCCCAAGATGAAGCCATGAAGATTGCTGAGGATGAGGATAAGAAAGAAGATAAAGCTAAGGACGAAGATAAGAAGGACGAAAAGAAAGACGATTCTAAAGATGCCAGCGCCTATGATGAACTCGTTAAAATGGTAAAAGATCTTAGTGAGAAAATCTCAGGAATGGCACCAAAAGATGAAAAAAAAGATGATGCTAAAGACGACGATAAAGAAGAGAAAAAAGACGACGCTAAGGACGAACCATCCAGTCTAGAAGATCGTCTTAAAGCATTAGAAACATGTGTTGAAAAACTCATGGATAAAAAAGCCGGTGACGAGGATATGGAATCAGAAGATGAAGACGAAGAGTCTGAAGACGATGATTTTGAAAACTCTTCAATGGTCGGTGATGAAGATACCCTCTCGAGGGCTGAGATTTTAGCTCCTGGTATTAAGAAATCAAAAGATATTAAAGTTAAAGCATTAAAAGCAGCCTTTGAAACAGAAGAGGGCAAAAAAGCCATAGAGCTTATTACAAAAGGTAAAGCCGTTGCTTATGATTCCGCTGAAAAGGTGGATATTATTTTTAACGCTGCTTCTGAAGTTCTTAAAGCTTCTCGCACAGCTGATCTTTCCAAAACTAAAAAGACTAAGGACTATAGCTCTAGTTTAGAGAACGAAGGTCCTATTACAGCAGAGAAGATGAATGAAATTAACGCTAAATTTTATAAAAAAGCTTAAAGGAGAAATAAAATGAAAGAATTTCGTAAAGTTAAAACAAAAGATGTTTCTTACTTATTCCAGGCTCCTAACGGTGTTCCAGGAGATGTAACTCGTACTGACGAGTCAAACGTTGAACCTGCAATGTTAGTAGCAGCTAGCGGTGTATTTCCATCAGCATTCGGTATTCCAATGAAATACGTATCTGGTGGTATTCAGCAATTCACTGGCAGTGAAGCAGCCACGGCTTTTGCCGGTGTTTTAATTCGTGAAGTTCCTGCAATCGGTGGATCTGGATCTGACACCTCATTCGGTGGATCTCCTTATTCTCCCGTTCCAGTAGGTCTTTGTGTTCGAGGTTATGTCAGTGTTGTATGTGCTGCCGGTACACCAGCCCGAGGCGGAACGGTTTATGTTCAAGTTACTGCTGACTCTGTTGCTGTTGGAGCTTTTAGAGCTGATGGTACTGATGGTGGTAACGCAGTCGCATTAACTGCCGCACAAGCTGAGTGGGCTAGTGATGGTGTAGATGCTTTCGGAAACGCAGAGCTTAGGATTGCTCGATAACTTTAAAAACTTTTTAAAAGGGGAAATATAAAATGAACCAACGTAGATTTAAAACACGAGACTCTGCTCTCGCTTATTACATAAACCAATTAGAAAATCTTGATAAGAGACTTTATTTACCACTAACAAGCGTTAGCTGGGGACGAGATATTAAACTCCGACCTGGAATTACGATGTCTGAGGAAAGTACCTCATTCATTCAATCAGCATTTGCCGCAGGCGGTTCTTTAAACGTACTCGGTGGATCAAGTGGCGGTAATATGCCATGGATCAGTGCTGAATCAACGGCTATTGAAGGCGTAAGTGTTAACGGTCAAAAGATTGTAACGCCTTTAAGGCTCTTAGCTCGTGAAGTTAGTTATACTTCAGTTGAGCTTGAAAGATCTCAATTAACGGGACAACCGATTGATGTTCAAAAGATAAATGCTATGAACACCCTATATCAAATGAACACCGATCAAATGGTATATGTTGGATCGAGCGATGTAAGCGCAACTGGTCTTGCTAACAACTCTTCTGTTACTGTAAATGCAGTAGCTAACGGCCTTTCTGGATCTCCTCTATGGAGTCAAAAAACTCCTGATGAGATGCTCGCTGACGTTAATACATTGATAGAAAGCACATGGTCAGCATCTGGTTTTGCCGTTTGTCCTGGATCTTTATTGTTACCTCCAGCTAACTTTTCCTTGATCGCATCACAAAAGGTAAGCTCTGCCGGTAACGTTTCTGTATTAGAATTCTTAAAACAAAACTCCATATCTCTACAAGTTAACGGAAAAGCATTAGACATTAACCCTGTTAAATGGTTAACCGGTGCTGGCGTTTCTGGTGTAAACCGAATGGTTGCTTACACAAATGAAGAGGATAAGGTTCGTTTCCCAATGGTTCCTATACGTCGTGAGACTGCTTATTATCAAGGGATTCGATTCACAGCTCCTTACTTGTGGGCGTTTGGTCAAGTTGAATTCGTTTATCCTGAAACGATTCAGTACGCAGACGGAATTTAAAGAAAGGTTTTAATATGAAATATTTATTTAAACAGGCCGCAGGTTTTGATGGAAATCTCTATGCTAAGGGAGTACATGAAGTGCCTGAGCACGTGGAGAAGCATCACTTCTTTAAGAAGATGAAAGATGCCGCATTAATATCTGAGTATTCTGAAAGAGTTTTAGTTCATCCTTCACCCGCTAAGGTTGAAGTTGTTAAAAAAGAAGATAAAGAAGAAATAAAGCAGGAAGTTGTTCATCAAGAACCTGTTAAAAGAGGAAAGAAAAAATAAGTAATGGATATTCCTTCTTTTAGAACTTCATTTCCAGAATTTCAGAGCACTGTTATTTATCCAACGGAGATGATTACTTTTTGGGCCACTATAGCTGAGCAACAGGTTTTACCTAATATCTGGAGGGGTATGGTAACTCAGGGGGTTCAGCTATATGTGGCTCATGAGATTACTATCGCCGCTCAGAATGCTCAGAGTTCTGCTAATGGTGGAGTTCCAGGTACTAGTGGTGGAATAGCAAGTCAGAAGACAGTAGGCTCAGTTAGTGTAAGTTATGACTCAGCATCAACAACTGAAAAAGATGCTGGCTGGTGGAATAGAACAACCTATGGTCAGCAATTTTATAGACTAGCTATGTTATTCGGAGCGGGCGCTATTCAGCTTAACGGAAGCTTTCCAGTAAGTAATATCCAATCGAGGCTTCAATGAGTAAGCCTAAGATGACGGTAACATCTGACTTCACTGAAAATTTTAATAAGATTGTGAAGTCATTTAAAGGCGATGCTGTCTTAGTTGGGATACCTCAAGAGGAGACTGCTCGTACTGATGGAGCAATTAATAACGCAACCCTCTTGGCCATTAACGAGTTTGGATCTCCCTTAAATAATATTCCAAAACGTCCGGTGATGGCTATTGGAATTAAAAAGGCTCAACCAGAGATAGCGGAGCAATTTAAACTTGCTGTTCAGAAATCATTCTCACAGGGTATTGATGCTCTATCGGTTTATTATAATAGGGCGGGTATTATTGCTTCGAATGCGATTAAGAAAGTTATTAACTCTCAAGAGGGGATTAAACCTCCCTCAGAGGCGACCCTTGCAGCTCGAAAAGCACAAGGCTTTGCTGGAACAAAAGCACTTATAGTTACCGGTCAGATGAGAAATGCAATTACCTATTTGGTTAAGGGAGAGAATAAATAGTGGCTCAAATCGATGTCACTGATTTATTAACAGATCCAGACTTCGTAGATGAAGTTACTCTTATTAATAGAGTTCCCGCAATTAATTATTTGGGTGAGAATATACTTCAAGAAACTTCAATAAAAACTGTAGGTAGTGTTCAGCCAGCTTCCGGAAGAGTTATTCAAAGAATACCTGAAGCACTAAGAGTAGCTAATCTTTCTAGCTTCTGGATTAAAGGTGAAATAATAGCAAACGACACCGGTAAATACACCTCAGTTTTATGTTTCAAGAATAAGAGATATCAGGTTCAAACTGTATTTGATTGGGAGAATTATGGTCGAGGATATTGTGAAGGACTCTGTGTTCAGGAGCTACCATCATGAACACAAGCGCTACTGGTGGTTATTTATTACCTCAACCGTCTCCGGCCACACCTCTTCCGAAGAGCTATACACTTAATCAGTTTATTCAAACGATATTAGTAGGTGTTTCAGGCTTTGATGGAACACTAGTAAGGCCAAACTGGCAGATAGCACCTCCAAAACAGCCTGATATTTGTATTAACTGGTTGGCTTTTGGAATAACTGTAAATACACCTGATGCGAACGCCTACTTGGGTCCAGATAATTCAAACCCGCCTGTTCAGATACTTTTAAGACAAGAACTTTTGGAGCTTCAGTTATCTATCTACGGGCCTAACGCAATAGAGAATGCTGGTCTTATTCGTGATGGATTTCAGATCCAACAAAACTTAGAAGTCTTAAAGTCTGGTAATATGGGTTTCGCATATACGAGTGAAGCTAGACATATTCCAGACTTGATCAATGAGCGTTTTTTTAACAGGATGGTATTAAGCATATTCTTACGCAGACAAGTACAAAGAAACTACCCATCTATATTGACGGTAGCAAGTGCGAGTGGAACAATATATTCGAATTCACCAGGGGTAGACGTA